AAACAGCTACCGCTACTCGTCCGAAGAAAGATTTTTCTGCTGCTCAAACGACAGCGCTGCCCATTCAAACGACAACAGCTAAAGCTTATGTCGTTGTAGATTCAATTCAGATTACAGAGACACCTAGTCAGTCCGCGACTGTTCAGGTACAACTACGTGGCGTCGCTACTATTGTTACGGAGTTGCCGACTCAAACAGCGATTACTCAGTATGGTGTTTTCCGCAGACCAACAGTAAGGCGTACCCGTTCTGAAGATTATCCATATGGTGATAGACCACCAGTGTTGATTCCAGATACACGTCCTGCTGTATTAGTGTCAAATACACGACCTCCTGTTTTAGGATAGGCAAATGGGACTCCGAATCTTCACTCAACCTACGGTAGAGCCTGTCACTTTGGCAGAAGTGAAGCAGGATCTGCGTATTGAGCATATAGATTATGACACTATGCTCGCCCGTCATATTACAGCAGCAAGGTCCTGGTTGGAGCGTCGTATCCAGAGGAAAATTGCAGAACAGGAATTAGAATTCACATTTGATGAATTTCCTGCCGCTGAAATCAAGCTTCCCGTTGGACCAGCAATTGCGGTTACGGAAATTACTTATGATGATGAGACAGGATTTGAGCAAACGGTCGATCCGATAAATTATTGGCTTGACAGTGTTTCGGAAGACTCATGGATCTTTCCAGAAGAAAGTTGGCCTGCTACCCTTGATGCGGTTAATTCTGTGCGTGTCTATTACACAGCAGGATATGATGATTTAGCAAATGTTCCTGCAGAACTAAAACAAGCCATCCGGCTCAAAGTTCAAGAACTATATGAAGGTGGCGATTATGATCGAGCGATTACGGATTTGATCACCAATTCATTGCGTCTTTATGCTTGAACTTTACGTTGGTGGACGGTACGATTATACTGAACCGCGTTGGTTCATAACTGAGAGGGTCACACAATGAAGCGGATGAGAATCCTTAAAGATCATGATGTTCACTTCAATCCTGAGGCAGGATTTGGTAACGTCAGAGCATATAAGAAAAGTGACGAACCCATCAATGTTCTTGAGGCAGATGTTCAAGCTCTTCTTGCCGCTGGCGCTGCGGAGCATGTTGAAGGTGAACGCCAGCCGCGTGAAACTGGCCGAAAGACTAAGGACTGATGGCGTTCCAACCGCACGCCGGTGAAATGAAGCATCGATTGATGTTTCAAAAGCGCACAGCTGTGACAGATGACTATGGTAATGAGCGAGCTGATTTTGTGACAGAGTTCACTACATCAGCTGCGCTCATGGTCCCTGGCTTTGGAAGTGAAGCTGCTCAGTCTGCTAGACTTGAAGGAAGGCAACCAGTAACAATTCGTGTCCATCGTAACAGCCAAACTGTTCAAATTCAAGCAGACTGGCGTGCAGTGGACACACGTAATGCTGGAATCATTTACGCACTCACGGCCCCCCCGGTTGACCGGGAGCAACGGGGGATTTGGCTGGAGATGTCTGCGACTATAGGTGCTCCGGCGTGAGTTCTCTTGAATTACAGAAAGCTATTGTGGCACGATTGAAAGCTGATGCTGGGGTGACAGCCATTGTAGGGCAGCGGATTTATGATTCCGTTCCTACGAATGCGACGTTCCCATATATTGCTATCGGCCCAGATCAAACTTTGCCTAGTCGTGCAGATTGTTATGACGGATCAGTCGTTGTATTCCAAGTAGATGGTTGGTCCAGAGCAGTTGGATTGGTGGAAGCAAAGCGTATCTCTGAAGCAGTAAGAGAAGCTTTGTCTGATGCCCCTCTAACGCTTACTGGATACAGATTGATTGATTTGGCCTTCGAGGAATCTAGGGTATTTCGTGAAAGTGATGTGCTCACTAGTCACGCGGCAATTTCGTTTCGGGCATTGACCGAGCCCGTGAATTGAACCCTCGGTCATTGGGAGAAGTAAACTATGGCACAGCCAGTCACCTATAATGGCTCCAAGCTTTATGTCAGCTTGGGCGATGGCGCAGGAACTGAAGTATTCACTGCGCCTTGCGGTCTTACCACTCGTGGTGTCACATTTACCAAAGAGACGAATGACACTACAGTTCCGGATTGCGCAGATCCTGATCTTCCGGCTTGGACTCAACGCGGTGTGCGAGCATTCGCTGCAGAGTTTACAGGTTCTGGCGTTCTTGCTGCTGCTGCATTGCCGTCGTGGCGTGATTTCTATTTGCTGACAGCTTCGCGCAATGTGCGTGTCGGCATTAACGCTCCTGCCGTAGACGAAGGTGGTTATTGGCTTGGTAAAGCTCATATGACTAACTTCGCTGTTACTGGTGAACTGGGCGACAAGATTCAAGTGTCCGTCACTATCGTCAATGATGGTGCGTGGACTTGGGTTGATGCTACATGAGTGCAGACGGTTCGATTGAACGGGCATGGGGCGATGGTGAGCACAAGTTTAGGCTCTCGATTAAATATCTTCGAGAGCTACAGGACAAGTGCAAAGCCGGACCTGCTATGCTGTTCACGCGACTACAGACTGGTCAGTGGATGGTGGACGATATTCGTGAAACCATCCGCTTGGGACTTATTGGTGGTGGAATGCCATCAGTTGAGGCGCTCGTGTTGACTGTGCGTTATGTCGATGATCGTCCTTTGATGGAGAACGTTGGCATGGCGATTGAAATACTTGGTGCAGCGTTGGTTGGCGTTCCTGATGATCAGCCAGTGGGAAAAGCAGTTCCGGAGGAGACACCAGAGATGGATGGCTCCGCTTCTCCGAACTATACGGCGCAGGGGCCATCCTTGGTTGGGACGCTCGCATCGTAGATGAACTCAGTTTATGGGAACTCGCAGTGGCTGTAGCAGCTTATAATAAGTCACAAGGCAACGACGAGATCCCCCCGCTTACTCCGGAAGAGTATGATGCCGATATGTACGCAGCGGCACAAAGAGTGGCGACGAGGCACTGATGCTCGCAGCAAAATTGGTCGGGCATGTTCTTGGTAATCATCTAGATAAGAAATATCTAGGTGGTAATTATGCTCGCTATTCCGAGATGCTTGATCGGGGGAGGTTTTATTATGCTCTCTATAAAGCATTGAGAACAGCTATCCGGGATAATGGTAAAGAGCTTGCGGATGACGTTGCAGAAGAGATCCGCCAAGAAGTTCCTGTTGATACAGGTGAGTTGAGAGATAGTGTTCGTGTTGAGGAAGGCGAAGAAACTTCAGAGATTCATGTTGGTGGTACGCCAGAAACGATGAAGCCGATTACTGCTGGTGGACCTAATACATTTGATCAAGCGTTGGGAATTGAATATGGTACGAGTAAGCGTCCAGCCAAACCATATTTTTGGCCAGTGTTGCGTCGAAATGAAAAGAAGATTGAGAAGAGCCTAGGTGAAGAAATTGAGGAGCAATTTAGCTAATGCCTCTTAATGTAAAGATCGGGGGAGACACTACTGGGTTTGCTTCGGCGATGGCGAAAGCACAAGCTATTGCTGTTGTTACTTCGGGTGAAATTCAAAAACGATTTCAAGCTTCTGCTGCTGGTATTGCTACTTCATACGCAAGAGCGTTTGCCCCGTTAGCGTTAGCTGCTGGTGGCGGTGTTGTCGCAGCCGTATTGACATTCAAAGCTATTGGCGCTGCAGCGGATGCAGCAAAAGAACAGATTGAAGAATTTGTTAAGATTTCTGAACGTGCCACGAAAGCGAATGTTAGCACAGACTTTCTTCAGAGATGGGAACGGGATGCGTATAAAACAGGATTGGCAGTTGCTGATCTGGGTAAAGCACTTGAGAATCTTCAGAAAGCTGCCCGCCCTCAGTTGAATGAGGGCAATCAAAGTGATCTGGAGAAATTGCTTACAGGCAATGTTAAGGCTGGGAATATTACTGCTGCGCAAGCTCGTGGAATTACAACTGAGACTGATGCAGAAGCAAGGGCCAAGCGTGTACTTGACCTGATTGAGGATATGCGCACTAGAGGCGCTGAAGTTGCTGCTCTGAATATTGCAGGCAAGTTGTTTGGACCAGAACTTGAAGAAGCTATCCGTCGCAATGTCAATCTTACAGATCAACTTAAGAAAAACTTGGAGGGCGGTAGTCCAGTATTCAGTGAAGAATCAATTAATCGTGCAGTCCAACTTAATGATCGGTTGGATGAAGCTCGAAGGACTCTGCAAGATGGCCTGAAGCCTTTATATGAAGCGTTCGCTAATTTTGGTACGGGACATCATGCAGCTTGGGTTGACATTGTTGAAGCGATGGCTCGTGCTGTGCCGATC